ATGATTGAAAAAGCGAAGACGGCAATCTGGTTTGCACGCCGCCCGGCCTTCTGGGCGCATGGGGCAGAGCTTGCCCGCCGGAAATTCCTGCCCGATTACGACGGGACGCAGCTGCGCAGCGAGGCCGGGGCCTGGGCCGCGCGTCAGGCCGTGCCCATCGGCGAAGCCCTCGCGCGCCTCGGGATCAGCGGCGAGCTGCGGGGGATGAACAAGGCGGCCCTCGATGCGGGCTACGAGCGAGCGCGGCAATCGGCCGTGGAAATGGGCGGGCCGGGCGATCTCGATCTGCTGTTCGATGCGGTCCGGCTGACCGGGGCAAAGCGCGTGGTCGAGACCGGGGTCGCCTATGGCTGGTCGAGCTTCGCCATCCTCTCGGGGTTGGCCGAGACGGACGGCGGCCACCTGTGGAGCGTCGACATGCCCTACCCCAAGCAGGGGAACGAGCGGTTCGTCGGTATCGTCGTTCCGGAGGAATTGCGCCCGCGCTGGACGCTCATTCGCGAGCCCGACCGCAAGGGGCTGGAAAAGGCCATTCGCGCGGCTGGCGGCACATTGGATCTGTGCCACTACGATTCCGACAAGAGCTGGCACGGCCGCGGCTATGCCTTTCCGCTGCTGTGGGAGGCCCTCGCGCCCGGCGGCGTCTTCATCTCCGACGACATCCAGGACAACATGTATTTCGCCGAGTTCGTGACGGAGAAGAGTCTCACCTACGCGATCACGGAATCCGACGGCAAATATGTCGGAATCTTCCGGAAGACCTGATCTGCGATGACCACGGTACCATCCCCATGTGCGGCCTGACCGGGATACTGGCCCCCGATGGCCCTTCGTCGGATGAGCTTTCGCGGCTTGCCGAGGCGATGGCCACGGCCTTGCATCACCGCGGGCCCGACGCCGGGGGCATCTGGGCCGCAGACGGCATTGCGCTCGGCCACCGGCGGCTGTCGATCCTCGATCTCAGCGCCGCCGGAGCGCAGCCCATGGCCTCGGCCTGCGGGCGCTACGTCATCGCCTACAACGGCGAGATCTACAATCATCTCGATCTGCGCCGCGATCTTGCGGCGGCGGGGGCTGCGCCGGAGTGGCGGGGGCATTCGGATACCGAGACGCTGCTCGCCGGGATCGCCCACTGGGGCCTCGACGATACCTTGCGCCGGGCCACGGGCATGTTCGCCATCGCCCTGTGGGACATGCGCACGCGCAGCCTTTCGCTGGCGCGCGACCGCATCGGGGAAAAGCCGCTCTACTGGGGATGGGCCGGCCGCGCTCTGGTGTTCGCCTCCGAGCTCAAGGCGCTGCGCCAGCATCCGGAATTCCCGCGCGCGGTGTGCCGGCAGGCGCTCGCGCAATATCTGCGTTTTGCCTATGTGCCCGCGCCGCGCTCCATCCACCCCGGGGTCTACAAGCTCGAGCCCGGTTGCATTCTGACCATCGAAGGCAACCCGCCCGCCCATGCGCCCGCACAGCCCTTGCGGCCCGGCGACCGTCACGAAACGCTGTCGATCCGGCGCTACTGGTCGCTGGACGCCATGCTGGAGAGCGGGGCAGAGGCGCCGTTCTCCACCGAGGCCGAGGCGCTGGACGCCGTCGACGCAGCGCTGCGGACGTCGGTCGGCAGGCAGATGATTGCCGATGTGCCGCTCGGGGCGTTCCTGTCGGGCGGGGTCGACAGCTCGCTGATCGTCGCGCTGATGCAGACGCAATCCGCGCGCCCGGTCAGGACCTTCTCGGTCGGCTTCGAGAACCCCGCCTATAATGAAGCGCCCTACGCCGCCGCGGTCGCCCGGCATCTGGAGACCGATCACACCGAGCTGATCGTCACCGAGGCCGAGGCGCGCGCGGTCATCCCCCAGCTGCCGGTGATGTATGACGAGCCCTTCGCGGATTCCTCGCAGATCCCGACCCACCTGGTGTGCCGTGCCGCCCGGCGCGATGTCACCGTGGCCCTTTCGGGCGATGCGGGAGACGAGCTGTTCGGCGGCTACAACCGCTACCTCTGGGGCCCGCGCATCTGGCGCAGGCTGGACCGGGTGCCGCACGCGCTCCGGGCCGGGCTGGCGCGGGGGATGGCGGCGGTGTCGGTGGAGACGTGGGACCGCATCGGCAGCCTGACCGGCGGCAGGGTCAGCCGCTTGGGAGAAAAGGCGCACCGCCTTGCCGTCACGCTTCGCGATGTGCGGACGTTCGATGATCTCTACCGCGGCCTCGTGTCGAGCTGGCCGGGGGAGGCGCTGGCGATCGGGCCGGGCGACCCGGCGCGCACCCTGCTCGACGATCCTCTGCCGGCGGTGCTTGCCGGTGACCCCGCGACGCTGATGATGGCGCAGGACATGCGCACCTATCTGCCCGACGATATCCTGTGCAAGGTCGACCGGGCGGCGATGGCCATCAGCCTCGAGACGCGGGTGCCGTTTCTCGATCCCGAGGTGCTGATGGCCTCGGCCCGCCTGCCCTCGCACATGAAGATCCGCGGCGGTGAGGGAAAGTGGGCCCTGCGCCAGATCCTCTATCGCCATGTCCCGCGCGAGCTGATCGAGCGGCCCAAGATGGGTTTCGGCATCCCGATCGGCGATCTGCTGCGCGGGCCGCTGCGCGCCTGGGCCGAAGACCTGCTCGCCGAGGATCGCTTGCGGCGCGACGGGCTGATCGATCCTGTGCCGGTGCGCCAGGCCTGGGACGAGCACCTCTCGGGCCGGCGGGACTGGACGCAGCGGCTGTGGATCGTGCTGATGCTGCAAGCGTGGCTGCTCGCGCAGGAGTGACGGGCATCGATCCGCGGGCGGCTGTTGTCGTTTGTCCTAAGCGCGCGTTGCCAGTTCTTCCATTTCGTCGACTTCGCGTGCGAAGCGCTCGGCAGCGATCCCCGGCGCATGGGTGCGGAAGGCGTCTGCCAGTGCGCGATAGTACCACAAGGTGCCGCCCTTCCCGCCCGTGAAGCGGCTCCAGACGACCGCGCCGTGGGCGCGCAGGTCGGCGTTGATCGCGGCGGCGTTGTGGGTCTTGTCGGCGAGGCTCACCGCGAGGCTGCGCGGCGGCTTATGGGCGAGGCTGGCGATATAGGCCTCCTTGCGCGGGTGCCAGGCGGGCTTGGGCTCCGTGTGGCTATCGGTGCAGTCGGCAACGATCTGCGCGACGCCGTCGCCATAGAGGGCGCGGATTTCCTCGAGCCGGGCGAGGCCGCCCTGATCCTCGACCGCATCGTGCAGCAGCGCGGCGATCGCCTGATCCTCGTCCGCCCCGTTCTCGAGCGCGATCGCTGCGACGGCGAGGAGGTGCGAGACATAGGGGATGCCCGAGCCCTTGCGGGTCTGGGTGCGGTGCAGCTGGCTGGCATAGGCGAGAGCATTGTCGAACCGCGCGGTGAGGAAGGGGGCATCGGTCATCGTGATCCTCCTGCTGGCAAACCAAACGCCAATCGCGCCCGGCAGCGAGGCTGCGGGCGTAATCTGCGTTGACTTGTGGTGGGTTTAAAACGGTGGTTGCGGGAGCACGATTTGCACACAAGCATACATTGCAGATCGCCGCCTAGCTTCACTGGATAATTCCGCATCTACCCGACAGCCCGACGCGCAGGTTAGCGCGATCGGGCTGTTTTCGTCGAAAAATGGCAGAACTCCGTCGAGCCCCTGCTAGTTCAGGGTATGCGCGGCAAAGGCATAACATCCCTAACATTCGTTCAATTCCAAAGGCTTAGGACATAACATTTCTATAATATTGATATAACCAGATTATGTCTTCTAACCCTAACATCGGCGCTTTCGAAACCGCTGGAATTTCAATAAGGTAATGCCGAGAGCCGAAAAAGATTATGTCGCGTAATGGCCGAACCATAACCTGAAAAATGGCGGATTCCTGCGGTTTCTCGCCCTCATTTCTGGGCAGGTAATGGATGTTATGCCTTCGCCGCACACACCCCCCACCGGCGGCGGCATCAGCGATCGGCTGCCTTGCATATCGAGAGGCAAAAAAGGCGAAGGCGAGGCGTGGGGGCGAGCGCGGCGCGCGGGGTCGGGCGAAGGGGGATCGGCGCGCTGGGGCTCGCATCAGGGGCAATGCGTAGGGCGCGAGGCATTGCGCTCTGTTCTATGTTTGTTCTATCGCGGGGCGATGGGAAGAATCGTTCTCGAACGGCTGTCCGACTTCGTCCGCTATGGCTACGCCGCGCGGGTCACTTGCCGCGTCTGCGATCATGCGACGGTCAGCGACCCGCGGGTGCTGATGATCATCGCGAACCGGCGCCGCGTCGGTCAGGCGATCGAAGCCCTGGAAGGCCGGCTGAAATGTTCGCAATGCGGCTTCGTCGGCGCCCAGATCACGCCCAGCATGGCGGAGCGCTCGCCATGAAGCCCCGCCCCAGCCTGTTCATCCGCGACCTGGAAGGCGGCGTCATAGAGGCTTCACGCCGCTACCTGGACCGCGTCGAGACGCGCGAACAGCTGGCCGCGATCGACGGGCAGCTGCGCGACATGATGGGCGAAGGTTGCATCGTCGACGATGATGTCGGAAACTGGATGGCATTCTGGGCGCAGCGCGATCTGCCGGTCAGGCAAAGGGGGAAATCTTAAGTCATGAAAGCCCCGCCAGGCATGTCTGCTAGGGTCGATCGCCTTCTGCGAGGCGACGCGCAGACCGCAGACTTGGACCGCATCTTCCTCTGGTTGCGTGAAGCGCCATTTGGACTCAATGCGGTCAAAGACGTCGGCGATTTCGCCGCACATTTTGGCGAACGCAAGATGGGGCGAACGTGGTCACATGCGAATAACCACTTTGATGCGCTGCGCGCTCACATCGCACTGGAAGGTTTTGGAAAGGCAGATGTCGAGATAATTAAAAAGGGAGCCCTAGCCGCCTTTAATCTCGCAGAACCGATTGCAATAAAGAAAATCACCGGAATTAGCCCGAAAAAATCTAAAGCCTTATTGAGTCAAATAACCGATAAATTAGAACATTTTGATATTTCATCGAAGAAAATTCAAGCCGATCTTTCTGACTATGAAAAGACGTTTTTGAAGAATTTTCTCGGCGTAGTCCCAGGAAATCCTGTCTTCACTCAAAAACAATTGATTGATGAGTTGTATTTTCTATTGCTTAAATCAAAGCTAATTGAAGTTCATGATAAATCGAAACTGCTTTCGCAGTCTGACCTAGTTGCGGCCTATGCAATTACAAAAATGAACGGATGCAAAATCAATATAGACACTGACGTTTTTGCAATCCTAAGTATGGGCATCGACTATACTAGGCAAGAATTGATAGTTTGGTCGGGCGTGAGAATTTCTCTTGGGGAAATGGGAGCGCCAACTTTTGCGTTTCCGATTTTTCGAACCTCATGCAATGTCGATGATTGGATCGATAGAGAGCTTATCGATGCGCCAGAAAGCCCCACGGAGGCGATCGAATTCGAGATCGAGAAACGTCGAATTTCGCCAGTCACATAGCTGCGATTTGTAAATATTGATTTTTGCCGGATACGATCGCGACCCGTCATTCGCATCGCTTCCCCGCTGGCCGCGCGCCTGGTTCGCCGCATCGCATGACAAAAGCCCGCGACCTGATTGGTCGCGGGCTTCATGGTTCGGGCTCGCCCGCTGGACTGGTCAGCTGGCGATCGGACCCGATGACCCTTCGCGCAGGACGCGGCGCCCCTGGGGCGTGATTTCCTGGCCATCGCTGGCGCTGTAGTTATCGAAGCGCAGCACTTCGGCGCCGAAGAACTGGTTCATCGACAGCATGCGCCGCATGATCGGCGCGATTTCGATCTGGAAGAACGTATCGAGCGCCTCGCCCACCTTCCCGAACCCGCCCGAATTCGTCGGGACGATGCCCAGCAGCTGCGGCGGGACGCGATGCGCGGCCAGCATGTCATCGCGCGAAATGTTCTTCACCCCGCTGAATTCGTCCTTCGCGGCGACATCGGCGATCGGCAGCACCTGGACCCCGTCTTTCTTCCCGCCTGGCATGTAAAGGAACATATTCTTGAAGTTCCCGACGCCCTTCGCCGACTTCATTTTCTCGGCGATCTTCTGGGCGGTCGCCTGATCGGCGAAGGCGTCATTGACGTAAAGGATGAAGCCCGCATGCGCCCCGTTCAGGTAATAGCGGCGGCGGAACAGGGTCGCATTTTCGTTCAGCAGCCCCGACTGCAGCGCCGCCAGCCATTCGGGCAGCCCATAGATTTCCTGCGCGACATCGGGCTGCTGCAGCTGGAAGATCGCGCCTTCGTCAAAGCGATGTTCGCGCTGCAGGCCGATGCCGCCCAGGCCGACGAAATAGAACCCGCCGCCGCCCTTCGGCGCGCGCACATGCCGCGCCGGCGCATGCTTGCAGCGGGCGAGCCCGCCGCGGATGTTTGGCACCGCCTCAAGATAGCCGTTGCCCATCTGCAGGAAGTCGAGCGCGAACCGTTCGAAATCCGCCGCGCCCAGCTGGGCTGTCGGCGCGTGAAGGCCGGTCAGCAGGTTGACCTTCAGCCCGATCGCGGCGCGATGTTGCGGCGCCATGTTGAAGACCTGGGCGAGCCTGTCCATCGGCAGCGGCGGTTCGAACCAGCGGCCATTGTGCCAGATCTCGAAATAGTCGGTCAGTTCGCGGCGATCGATGACGCTTTCGGCATCGCCGAAGCTGAAGGCCATCGCCTTCGAAGGTTCATCAGCCTGGGCCTGGGTCATCAGGGTCTGGTCGGTCATCGGGTCGGTTCCTTTCGGGCGGGTCAGTCGGAGAAGATCACCTGGTCGACGCCGCCGGCATCGATCGCGGCGGCGATGTCCAGGGGTTCATTCGAAAAGGCGTGAAGGATGGCCCAGGCGATGTCGGCATGCCCGATCTGGCCGTTTCTGCTGGCCGTATAGGTCACGCCCTTCCCGCTGCCGGTCAGCGCGGGGCGGATGGCCATGAAGGCTTGCATGACATCAGACCAGCCCTGGTCGAATTCGACGCGACCCGAGCGGAACAGCGACTGGCCTTTGATGACCAGCGCGGTCTTCGTCGCGACCGAATATTCGATCGCCCGCACGTTCGGGAACCAGCGCTTCACGATTTCGAAGACCGCGCGGCCATGCCCTGTCGTGTCGATCGAAATGTCGGTCACATTGTAGCGATCGGCGACCGACCTGATGAAATCCGCCTGACCCTGGAAATCCAGGTCGTTCAGGCGATACTTGTCGAGGATGCGGAACTTGCCGACGCCCAGCTGGTCGGGCGGCGCGATCACCGCCAGGGCGGCATCGTCGCGCCCTTGCTTGTTCGGGTCATATCCCAGCCAGACCGGCTTGTCGCCGAAGGGGCGACCGCCTGGGATGTCCAGCAGCGCCGGCCGGAAATCGCGCCAGCTGAAGAAGCTGTCGACCCGCGCCGGCGCGAGGCGCGCCCAGGGGAAGCTGCTGGCCGCATCGTCGACAAATTCGCACCCGTAAAGGTTCCTGAATTCGTCTTCGCTGGATTCGGCGCGCAGTTCTTCGATGTCGACCAGTTCGCCCAGCCCGCCGGCGATCGCGTCCTGCAGCGTGACCACCTGGCACCAGCTGCCATCGGGCATGATCTTGCCGCCGGCCAGGTTCTTGTGGCTGCTGTCGAAGGGCCGCTGTTTCGACTTGGCCTTGCCGCTGTTCCATTCCTCGCCCGACCAGAAGGCGAAGGCTTCATGGGTCTTCGTCGAAGGCGTCGAAAAATAGGTCCGCTTGAAAATCTTATGGGTCGCCATCGCCGCGGCGACCTTGCGCAGCTGGGCGAAGCCATGAACCCAGAAGAATTCGTCGAAATAGAAGTCGCCGCTTTCGCCCTGGGCTGTGTTGGAATTCGTCGAAATCGGATAGAGCCCGACCATGTCGAGCGACAGCGGTTCGCCTTCGGCATCTGTCAGCCCGCCGAAGTCGATCATGATCGGGTCGCCGGCCAGGTCGACATCGCAGACCCGCTTCACCCAGCTGACCAGTTCGCGCTTGAACTTCATCGCCTGGCGCTTCGATGCCGACAGGAAAATCTGGTTTCTGGGCTGCTGGCCGGCCAGCACCGCTTCGGCGATCTTCGCCAGCGCCTCACGCGCGAAATACCAGGTCGCCCCGATCTGGCGCGACTTCAGTATCTTGCGGGTCCGCTGGTCGCGCTGTTCCCACCATGCCGCCTGATAGGCGAAGTTCTTTTCATGGAAGTCGTCCAGCAGCGCCTGCCACTGGTCGCGGGTCAGGAAATTGCGGCGCTTTTCCTCGCGCTTGGCCTTCGCTGCGTCATCGTTTCGACGCTCGATCTTCGGGTTCAGGTCGCTGGCCTTGCCCGACTGTTCGAACTTCGCGATGCGCGCTGAACGCTCCATCTGCCGCATCAGGAAGTCGACCCGCTTCATGTCGCCTTCGCTGAAATCGGGTTTGTCCAGATAGCTGGCGATCTTCGCTTCGATGCGGTCTTCGATGATCTGGCGCGGGCTGACATCATCCCAGGCGCCGCGCTTTTTCCAGCTAGCCAGGGTCTGATAGATGACCCCTAGTTCCTGGGCGATCGCGGCCAGCGACCACCCGCGCCAATAGAGCGACCGCGCCTGGCGCTTCAGGAACGCGGCGGTCAATTCGGTCTGGCCATCGGATGCGGGCAGCAACTGCATGGCTTCAGCCATGCACCCCGCGCCCCTGGGCTTGGCTATCGCCTCGCGCGGTCGAAGCCGCTTTCACCCGCGCGCGGCGTTGCATGATGCGCCCCAGGCAAGGCCTTAGTGACCCAGAACCGACGCGCCTGGTTCGGCGCAGCAGACCCTGGAGTCCGAAGACTATGAAGACGAAGCCCTTCCTGCTCGCCACCGCCGGCGCCACCGTCGACGGTCGCGTCATCGACGCGGAAATGCTGAACCAGATGGCCGAAGGCTATGACCCGAAGGTCTATGGCGCGCGCCTGAACATCGAACATGTCCGCGGCATCGGCGCGCAGTCGCCCTTCCGCGCCTATGGCGATGTCCTGGAACTGTCGACCGACGATGTCGATGTCACCATCCACGGCAAGACCGAGCGCCGCCGCGGGCTGTTCGGCGTCCTGGACGTGACCGAGGAAGCCCAGCAGCTGAACGGCGCCAGCCAGAAGGTCTATCCGTCGATCGAAATCGAACCCAACTTCGCCGGCAGCGGCAAGGCCTATCTGATGGGCGTCGCCCTGACCGACAGCCCCGCTTCGATCGCGACCGATCGGCTGCAGTTCAACCGCGCTCGCCCTGGCGCGCTGACCCTTTCCGCCGACGCGCCCGACCAGGCCTTCGCGATCGAATTCCCCGACGCGGGCGGCGACACCGGCAGCCAGACCTTCCTGACCCAGCTGGGCGGGATGTTCGACGCCTTCGCCGCAAAGCTGACCGGCGGCGCCAAGCCCGCCGACCCGAAGCCCGCCGCCAAGCCCGAAGGCGAAGCGGGCGGCGCGCTCGACTTCGCCCAGCTGCGCCCCCTGTTCGAAGAAATGGGGAACCAGTTCGCCGCGCAGATCACCGCCCTGGACGCGAAGATCGCCGACGCGGTCGACGGGTTCGCGGTCAAGCTGAAGGCGATCGAAACCACCGTCGAAACCACGCCGGCAGACACCTATCGCGCCCGCCCCGCCGCCACCGGCGCGAACGGCGAACGCGCGAAGACCGACTGCTGACCGCCGCCCATCCCGCCAACCCTGCCCAGACCCGCCCCGCGCCGCCTGAAGGAACCCGAAAATGAAGAACGCCACCCGCCTGCTGTTCGCCGCCTATGTCAGCCAGATCGCGATGGTCAACGGGCTCGCAGCGCCCGCCGACCCGTCGAACGGGCTGAAGAAGTTCAACGTCGCGCCGAACGTCGAACAGAAGCTGGAAGACCGCATCCAGAATTCCAGCGAGTTCCTGCAGCTGATCAACATGACCCCTGTGACCGAACAGTCGGCGGCGGTCCTGGGCGTCGGCGTGACTTCGACGCTGGCCGGTCGCACTGACACCAGCGGCGGAAACCGCCGCCAGCCCCAGGGCATGGGCAACCCCGACGACAAGCATGAATATTTCTGCCGGAAGACCGATTACGACTGGTCGATGCGCTATGCCCTGCTTGATGCCTGGCGCCATCGCCCCGACTTCGAAACCCTGCTGCGCGACAGCATCCTGAAGCAGCAGGCGCTGGACCGCATCATGATCGGGTTCAACGGGACCAGCGCGGCGGCGACCACCAATCGCGTCGCGAACCCGCTGCTGCAGGATGTCAATATCGGATGGCTGCACAAGATCCGCACCGATGCGCCGGCGCAGGTCATGGATGACGGGAACCTGACCGTCCTGTCGACCGGCGCGAACAACGCCGCGCTGAAGGCGATCTACGTCAGGTCGGGCGTGACCCTGTTCGACGCCCAGGTCGCGAACAGCGCGGTCAATGCGAAGGCCGATTATTCGTCGCTCGACGCGCTGGTTCTCGACGCGAAGCGCGGCATTCATGAACGGCACCGCGGCGACACTGACCTTGTCGTCATCGTCGGCCATGACCTGCTGGACGACAAGTATTTCAACATCGCCCAGAAGACCGGCGACACCGCGACCGAACAGGAAGCGACCGACCGTATCCTGATGTCGACGAAGATGCTGGGCGGGCTGCAGGCCATCCGTGTCAGCGGGTTCCCCGCGAACGCGATCCTGATCACGAAGCTGTCGAACCTGTCGATCTACTGGCAGGAAGAAACCCGCCGGCGCAGCCTGACCGACGAACCCGAGTTCGACCGCATCGCGAACTACGAATCCGTCAACGAAGCCTATGTCGTCGAGGAATACGAAATCGCGGTCCTGGTCGAAAACATCGTCATCGGCGAAGCGCCCGCGCGCCCTGCGCCCTGACCTGACCGCGAGGCGCGGGGGCTGACCCGCGCCGCTTCGAAGGTCGCCGGCGGGCCTGTCTCACCCGCCGGCGATTTCCCCCAGCACAAGGAAGCCCCGCCAATGACCAGCCCTTTCCTGATGAACCGCCAGCGCCGCCTGGCTGCCCTGGCCGGCGAAGCGACCGCAATCGCCGCGCCCGCCGCTCCCGATGTCAGCACCGCCGCCGGCCAGGAATATGCCGCCCTGAAGGTTCGCCTGGATGACAACCTGCGCCAGCTGGCCGATGTCGAAAGCCATGAAGCGCGCAAGCCGCTGAAGGCCGAGTTCATCAGGGAATTCGCCCCCTGGGTCGATGGCATCATCGCCGCCGACGCACCTGTCCAGGACGAAATCGTCCTGACCTGCATGGTCTGGGCGATCGATGTCGGCGACTTCGCCGAAGCGGTTCGCCTGGGCGAATTCGCCTTGCGCCACGGTCTGCAGATGCCTGATCGATACAAGCGCAGCGTCGCCTGTTTCCTGCGCGAAGACATTGCCGAAATCGCCCTGAAGGATGCCGGCACGGTCGACCTGCAGCTGCTGGTCAAGATCGAAGACCTGACCGCCGGCGCCGACATGCCCGACCCCGCGAAGGCGAAGCTTCACAAGGCGCTTGGCCGCGCCTGGGCGGCAAAGGCCGACGCCTTCGACCCGACCGACGAAAACGCGCCCGCCGGCGGCAAGGCTGCCTTCACCGAAGAAGCCCTGCAGCAGCTGCGCCGCGCCCTCACGCTCGACAGCAAGGCGGGCGTGAAGAAAGACATCGAACAGCTGGAACGCCGCCTGCGCGATCTGCAGGCTGCCAGCGAACAGAACGCCGCCGGCAGCGCCGGCGCATAGGGACGCCCCACGGCGCTGGGGGGCGATTGACCCGATCGGCATGGCTTCGGCCATCGCCCGCCGGTTCAATCTCACCCCCCACTTGCCGGCGGGGGAGAGCAAGGGGCCGACATGGCTGGAATCACCGCGCCGCCTGACAATGCACCGCCGCCGGCGGGCGAACTGGTCGAAGCCGATGGCTGGTTCCCCGCGATCGACACCGCCGAAGTCCGCGCGAAGGTCCGCATCGGCGACGGGGCCGTGACCGCCGCCCGCCTGACCGAAGCGGTCGTCGCCGGCATCCTTTCCGGCCTGCGCGCCCTTTCCGACTGGCGATCGATGCATGCGACCGCCGGCGTCGCCAGTCTGGCCGGCGTGACCGAAGCCCAGGTCGCGGGCATAAACCTGGCCGAATTGCTCTGGGGCCGCGTCGTCATGTTCTACGCCGCCGCCGAACTGGTCGATGGTCACACCGATGTCGCCGCGACCGATGACGCGCTGGACCGCGAAGACGAAAAGCGCCTGACCGCCGATCACTACCGCCGCAAGGCCTATGAAGCGGTCGCCGATCTTCTGGCGATCGGCGCGCCCGCCGACGCGACCGTCGACCTGGGCCGCAACAGGGTCGACCTGCTTTGATCGCGGTCGCCCAAGATGGCGAAACGCTCGACGCGCTCGTCTGGCGCGTCCTGGGCAGGACCGCAGTCCTGACCGAACGAACCTTCGCGGCCAATCCAGGGCTTGCCCAGCTGGGGCCGACGCTGCCTGGCGGGACGCGGGTCGACCTGACCGAAATCGTCGAAATCGCGATCGCCGCGCCCGAACAGCGCCAGATTGTCAGCCTCTGGGATTGACCGATGCAAAAGCCCGCCAGCCTTCGCGCCGCCCTGACCGCCGCAATCCCTGAAATCCGCGACCAGCCCGATCGCCTGGTCATCTGGGTCGAAGATGGCGCGGTTCGCGCGCGGCAGACCGAAACGCATGGCTTCGCCTTCGAATATCCGCTGTCGGTCCTGCTGCGCGAAGTGTCGACCGACATCGCCATCGTCGCGCTGGCGATCAATCGCTGGCTGCGCCGCCATCAGCCCAGCCTGCTGGCCGGCGGGTCGGGCGATTCCTACAAGTTCGAAACCGATGTCCTGGACAACAAGACCGCCGACATCCTGTTCACCATCGACCTTTGCGAGAATGTCGCGGTCGAGCCCCAGCCCGATGGCAGCTGGTCGATCGACTATCTGGTCGAGCCCGACCCGCTGTTCGATGATGCCCAGCCCATGCTGCCCGACATCGGAACCCCGCCGCTGACCGCGGTCGAAGCCATCGTCGGCCACTGATGGCCGGTTATGACGATGACGCCCTGGCGGGGCTCGACGACTGGCTGGGCGGCATCCTGGCGGGGCTGTCACCGGCCAAGCGCAAGCGCGCCGCGATGAAGCTGGGGCAGGCGCTGCGCCGGTCGAACCTTGCGCGCATCCAGGCGAATGTCGAACCCGATGGCGCGGCGATGGAAGAACGCAAGAGCCGCCTGGACCGGCGCGGGCGCGTTACCCGCGCCGCCGGCGGGAAGATGTTCCGCAAGCTGCGCCTGGCGCGTCACTGGTCGATTGATGCGCGCCCCGACAGCGTCGAAATCAGCCCGAAGGGCCGGTCGACCATCGCCGAAACGCACCACTTCGGGAAGCGCGGCTTCGTCGGGCGCGGGCCGGATGGCCGCAAGGTCTTCACCCGCTACCCGCGCCGCCGGCTGCTGGGCTTCGGCGATGGCGATGACCAGCTGGCGATCGACATCGCCGCGCAGCTGTTTGACCCGTAGCTGAAGGCGAGAGGCTAGGCGGGTCGAAGCCCCTTTCACCCGCGCGCGCACTTACGCGCGAAGGCGCTGTTCGGGCATCGCAGGCCCATGACCGCCGCCGCAACATCCGTTGACCTGTCGCGCCTGCCGCCGCCCGATGTCGTCGAAGTCCTGGATTTCGAAACCATCCTGGCCGAGCGCCGCGCCGACTTCCTGGCGCGCTATCCGCAATTCACCGCCAACGTCGAAAGCGACCCTGTCGTCAAGGCGCTGGAAGTCGGCGCCTATCGCGAACTGGTCCTGCGCGCCCGCATCAATGATGCCGCGCGCAGCGTCCTGGTCGCCTATGCCGGCGGCGCCGATCTCGACAATCTGGCCGCGCTGTTCGGCGTGACCCGCCAGCAGATCGCGCCCGCCAATCCCCAGACCGGCGCGCCGGCAATCTTTGAAGATGACAGCGCGCTTCGCCGCCGCGTCCTGCTGGCGCCCGACAGCTTCAGCGTCGCGGGACCGGCCAGCGCCTATGTCTTCCACGCCCTAAGCGCCGATGCCGATGTTCTGGACGCGAGCGCCATCAGCCCGCGCCCTGGCGAAGTGACCGTCACCATCCTGTCGCGCAGCAGCGCCGGCGGCGCGCCTGCGCCCGAAGTTCTGGACGCGGTCGAAGAACTGCTGTCGAGCGATGGCATCCGCCCGCTGACCGATCTTGTCAGGGTCGCCGGCGCGGCCAGCGTCGCCTTCGACATCGAAGCGCAGCTGGTCCTTTACCCTGGACCCGACCAGGCGCTGATCCTGGGCACCGCCAACGCTGCGCTTGACCAGCTGCTGCAGTCGAACCGTCGCCTGGGTCGCGACATCACCCGATCGGCGATCATCGCCGCGCTTCATGTCGGCGGCGTCCAGAACGTCATCCTGAATTCGCCGGTTTCCGATGTCGCGGTCGACCTGACCCAGATCGCGAATGTCGGGTCGCGCGCGGTCAGCGTCGCGGGCTTCGGGTCATGACCCTGCTACCCCCCAACGCGACCGCTTTCGAACGGGCGCTGGATGCGGTTGAAGCCGACAGGCTGGGCGCGCTGCCGGTTCCGATCGGCGATGTCTGGTCGCCCGAACGCTGCCCCGCCCAGCTGCTGCCCTGGCTGGCCTGGGGCGTGTCGATCGACATCTGGGACACCGCCTGGCCGGAACAGGTCAAGCGCGACGCGATCGCCGGCGCAATCGAGGACCAGCGCCGCAAGGGAACGAAGCTGGCCGTGCGCCGCGCTCTGGACCGCATCGACCCGCTGATCGGCGTGACCGAATGGTTCGAAGATCCTGCGAACCTGGAGCCCTTCACCTTTCGCCTGGACCTGCCCGACCGCAATACCAGCGAAATCGAATATGACAGCGACACCATCGGCCAGCTTCTGACCGACATCGCCGCGGTCAAGTCGCTGCGCGCCCATGTCATCGCGTCCTATCGCATCTATGCCCAGGCGCAGATGGGCGTCGTTTCCGGCGTCACCTTCGTCGCCTTCGCGCGGGTCGAAGCCGACGCTGACCTGACCGCCGCCGAAGACCCTGTCTGGCAGTCCTACCTGCAAAGCGAAATCGGCGAGCCGCTTCGGGCCGAAGCCGGCGCCTTTCTGGAGTCCGCCTGATGACCTTCCCCCTGACCATCACCACGGCAGGGCTCGATGCCCTGGTCGACGCCCAGACCGGCGTGACCGCCGCCATCCAGGTCGACGAAGTCGGTTTTAGCGACCAGGTCTTCACGCCCGCGCCGACGCTGACCGCGCTTCCTGGCGAAGTGAAGCGGATTGCCAGCGTGTCGGGCGCGGTCATCAGCGAAACCATCATCCACATGACCGCGCAGGACTCGAGTCAGGACGCCTATGACGTTCGCGGCTTCGGGCTGTTCCTGGCCGATGGAACCCTGTTCGCGGTCTATAGCCAGGCCGACCCGATCGTCTCGAAAGCGCCGATCCTCAACCTGCAGCTGGCCTTCGACATCGCGTTTCAGGATGCCATCAGCGGCGACATCACCTTCGGCGATGCGACCTTCCTGTTCCCGCCGGCGACCGAAACGGTCAAAGGCGTCGCCGAAATCGCGACCCAGGCCGAAGTCGACGCGGGCCTGGACGATGAACGCATCGTTACCCCGAAGAAACTGGCCGCGATCATCGCCGACATAATCGGCGGCTTCACCACCGCGACCGAATCGGTCGAAGGCGTCATCGAACTGGCGACCCAAGCCGAAACCAACGCCGGAACCGATGACCAGCGGGCGATCACCCCGCTGAAGCTGGCGGCGCGGCTTGTGCCAGTCGTCCAGGCAATCATCGACGAAGCCGCAAACCGCGCTGCCGCGATTACCGCTGTCCAGAACCAGATCGCCGCCGAAACCACCGCGCGCCAGGGCGCCGACAGCAGCCTTTCGGGCAACATCAACGCCCTGGCCGCGCGCACCATTACAGGTTCCGGCCTCGCCACCGGCGGCGGGGCGCTGACCGCGAACCGCGTCATCGCGGTCGCCGCCGCCAGCGCCGCGCAGGTCATCGCCGGCACGGCGGCGCTGGCGGCGATCACGCCCAGCGCGCTGGGTCCGTTCTCGAAAAGCCTGGGCGCAAACGGTTATTGCACCATCCCGACCGCCGACCCTGCAAACACCCTGCTGCTTCAATGGGGCCGCTTCGTCGCCGCCCCGAACGGCGTCACCACGGTCAGCTTCCCGATCGCCTTCGCCGAAGCCTTCGCGGTCGTCGTCGATGGCACCAGCGACAGCAACACCAACCGCCAGGACAATTACCCCGCCCTTCGCGATGGGTCGATCACGCAAGTCGGGTTCCAGGTCTTCAGCGCGAACGACATCAGCGACGGGGCCAACTTCATCGCGATCGGAAGGATCAACCTGTCATGACCATGTTTTTCGCGATGGTTCCCGATGCCAGCGGCGACCTTCAGCCCGCGTTCTTCCTGCGCCAGTCGCAAGCGCCCGCCGGCGCGGTCGCCATTTCCGGCCGGCGTCACGCGCAGCTGGTCGAAGCCCTGGCCGAAGGGAATGCGATCACCAGATCCGCAAAAGGCAGCCCGAAGATCATCGCCCGCCGCGTCGACACCGGCGCGCAGCGCGCCCAGCTGGTCGCCGCGATCAAGCGCGAAGCCGCGCGCCGCATCGACCAGGTCAGCCCGATCTGGCGCCAGATGAACGACACCCGATCGCCGAGCCCTGAAGGCGCGCGCCGCTTCGCCCAGATCGATGCCATCCGCGACGCATCGAACGCGATCGAAGCGCTGCTGGCCGATGTCGCCGCCCGCGACCTGGTCGCCTTCCCCGTTTCCGACAATCCCGCCTGGCCGGAGTTCGATTGATGCCGAAGATTAGCGGCCTTCCCCAGACTGGACCGATCACCGGCGCCGAACAGCTGGTCGTCGTCCAAGGCGGCGCGACAAAGCGCATGCCACTGGGCGCGTTTCTGGAAGACACCGTCGAAGCGGTCACGGCTGAAGCGACCGACGCAAAGAACCAGGCGCAGCAGGCTGCAGCCGATGCGGGCGAGGTTCTTGCCGATGTCGAGGAAGTCGGCGCAGCGCAGATCGCGGCAGTCGGCAACGCCGGCGCGACCCAGCTTCTGACCCTGGAAAGCGCGGTCAGCGCCGGCGCGCTGGCCGTGTCCCTGCAGTTCCATAACCAGGCCGAAATGGTCACGTTCAAAGACCGCCTGGCAGCCCTCGCGCGCGGCGCGACCCCTGCTGTCGCGCTGGCCGCGCGCATCCGCAATTCGGGCTGGGTTCTCGAAGTCGATGTCGCCGAAGCCAACGCTGGCGGGACGTTCAACGCGGGGCTGATCGAACTTATCAGCTATGACAAAGGCTTCGACCGCAACGCGCAGGCGGTCATCCGAACCCGCGTCCTTCGCGCGACCCGCGCCATCCGGCGCCCGCATCCGAACCAGGCGCAGGGCTTCCAGACCATCGCCGGCGGGATTGCGACCTGGCGCCTGTCGCTCGATCGGCAGATGTTCGCCAGGGCGAAAGCCAACACCGGCGGGCAGCTGGTCAATTCCGGCTTCGACCCGATCCTGCGCCTGAACGCGGGATGGTATTCGGTCGGCGGCAATGCGGCACCCGTCCAAGACGGGATGCGCGTCGCAAACAATTCGACCGAAGCCTATCCCAACATCGCGCTACGCAACTTCCTGCCGCCCTATCGCCTGCTGGGCGCGACGGGCCGCTTCGAAGTTTCTGGGAACAGCATCCACCCCGCCGAGGGTCGAACCCTTGCGGCGGCGCGATGCGACATCAGGGGGCTGACCAGCGGCGTCACGCGCTCGCAGATTGTCGCGGCGATGACCGCCAGCACCGCTTTCCCGAAGCGAACCAACGCTGTCCCCGTCTTCGCCGCGCAGATCGACATGACCGCTTTCACACAGGGCGAGGAAGTCGAAGAACGCTGGCGCGGCTATCCCTTCATCGGCGACACCCCGATCGACAGCCAGGGCGGTTCCTATCTGGCTGGCCAGTTCTGCAACTATCAGCACACGGTCAACCATGCCGGCACGTTCGGCAGGGTCTTCGCGGTCGTCAATCCGGCAACTGGCAGCGACACCACCGGCGCCGCTTCGACTGTCAGCGAAGCCGCCGCGCTCGCCACGCCCTTCCTGACCGAGCGCGCGGCACTTCGCGCGGCGCTGGCGCTGAACGTGTCGACCTATGGCCGCAACAATCAAAGCGGCATCGAAATCTGTTTCAGCGACACCACGCACACCCTGACCCTGCAGAAGAACGTCACCGGCACCGGCACCGCGGCGAACTTCGATGCGTCCGAAATCGGCAGGGGCGGGACATGGTGCATTTACCGCCCTGTCACCGGCGCGACGAATTGCCGCCTGCAGCGCGATGTCGGGTTTGCCGCGGGGCGCACGGTCCCGCGCCGAACCTGCCTGCGCGGCTTCGCGGGAATTGATCTGATCGGCGTCACCAGCGGAACGCCCGCCTTCCTGGATGGGGGCGAGGTCAATGGCTTCACCTACGGGCAGGAAATCTGGTTCGACAATTCGCCCTTCATCGACGCACAGGGCACGGCCAGCACCGTCATCGGGATCTGGCAGGGCGGCATGATCTTTATGACCAACTGCGCCCAGCCCGCGCTGGGAAGGAACGCCTTCGGTTTCGGCGTAGTCCCGAATGAATATCTGCTGTTCCGCGACACTGACATCGTCGCCGTGCACACGTGGCCGGCGATCTACGCCCTGGGCGGGGTTTCGACCGATGTTTCGGCGGGAGGCGTCCTGATCGAAACCACACCGGCCATCACAAGCAAGCCCGCCCAGGACAATATTGTTCTGGTCGGCGTGACCATCCGCAGCAGCAATGCGGGGAATTTCCCCGTCAGGTATGGGTCGAACAGGACGCTGACCGCGGTCGGCGGGCTGAACATCCTGGTCGAAGTCTATGGCGCCACCGGCCAGGGAACGATGAATCTGGCTGGGGATGCCATCAACATCGCCCAGCGGAACTTTTTCTTCGACTATGTCACCCTCGTCGGCGGTCGCCTGAATGTCGGTTACGAAGAAAGCTTCACGATGACCGATAGCGGCGACGCTGAAGAACAGCTGAAGAAGATGATGATCTTCAGGCGGTCGGCGCTGTTCGAAATGAACACGAAGACCGACCTTCATCAGAACGTGGGCGCCCGCATCCACACCTGGAACGTCGCCCACCGTGTCGGATGGGAATACATTCGCGTCCTGCAGGCCGCATCGGAAGGCAGCACGGCGCCAGGCAACGGGGCATGGGCGGGCGAGGCCTGGCCGGCATCGATCGCCTACATTGGGCCGGATGCGCGCGCGCAGTTCACTGACTGGCGGGCGAACCACCGCGCGCCGGCAGTCACCGGCACGGGCGGCGGCAACTACATGCCTGTCGCCGGTTCGGTCCTGCTGGGGGTCATTCCTGCAAATGACGAAGCCTGTCCGATCGACCTGGTCGGCAATCCCCGAAACGGCGCGGTCGGCGCCCTAGAGCGCGCGGCATGATGTCGCGCGAACCCCTGCCCAGGAGTCGCAGCTGTGCATGAACTGAAGATGCAAACCCTTAGCGGCGCGCTGGCCGGCGTGTCGGCGATCATGGGCTTCGCCGCGCCCTGGCCGCATGTCATCGCCGGCCTGTTCTTCGCGATCGCGGGGGGCTTCGTCGGGATGACTGTTTCCCCTTCGACCGAACGCCTCGCGCTGCCGCTGACCGTCATCGTCGCCCTGGTCATCGGCATCTTCGCGGGGCTCGCCCATCCGCACTTCGCCGGCGGCGGCGCGCTGTTCGCCTGGATTTCGGCGCTGCCCATCCAGCTGGTCATGGGCGTCGCGGGGCTCGCCTCGCCCTGGCTCGCCCGGCGCGCCGCTGCCGGCGACATGTCGCTTCCCTGGAAAGGCGGTTCGAAATGACCTGGCTTCTGACCTTCGCCGATCTGGCGCTGGCGATCACGCTTTTCTGGCATTCGGCGAACAGCCCGAGCCGCGACGCGGTCCTGCGCGCCATGCTCTACGCCTTCGCCTTCAGCCTGACATCCTTCGGCGCCGCGCGCTTCCTGTCGCTGACCGGCGCAGCGCCGGATGCATGGCGTTGGATGGTCGACCTGGGCCATGTCGCGCTGATCGCCTTCGGCGCCATGTGGGTCGCGCGGGAAACGGGCCGGATGGCCAAGCTGAAGGGGAACTGATCATGACCGACTGGAAAGCCATCCAGCGCCGCCTTGCCCAGCTGGGCTTCGAACCTGGGCCGGTCGATGGCATCCCAGGGCCGCGAACCGACGCCGCCCTGGTCGCCTTCAAGCGATCGCGCGGTCTGCGCCCTCGCCCTTTCGTCGGGCCGATCACGCTGAAGGCGCTGTTTGGCGCCGATGCCCTGCCGGTCTTCGACGCCGGCGTCCCCTGGATGAACGAAGCCGCCAAGCATCTGGGGCTTCACGAAACCCGCGACTTCGCCCGCCTTGCCGCCTGGCTGCGCAGCGACGGGAAGACGCTGGGCGACCCGCGCAAGCTGCCCTGGTGTGGCGACTTCGTCGACACCGCGCTGCGCCTCACGCTGCCAGATGAACCGCGCCCTGGCGCGCTGGGCGTGAACCCCTATCTGGCGCGGAACTGGCTGCTGCTGGGCGAGCCCTGCGCGCCCGCCTTCGGCGCCATCGTCGCCTTCTGGCGCGGCAGCCGCGACGGGCTTTCGGGTCATGTCGGGTTCGCCGCCGCCTGGGATGCCGCGCGCGGTCGCATTCTGGTTCGCGGCGGGAACCAGTCGAACAGCGCCAGCGACGCATGGCTGGGCGCCGATCGCCTGCTGGGCTGGCGCAAGCCGAAGACCTTCACCCTGCCGCTGCCGCCCTTGCCTGGCATGTCCAGCGCCGGCGCGCAGCTGTCGACGAACGAAGCCTGAAGGGAGCGCGATCGATGCCTGGCTGGACCCAAACCGAAATGGCGCTGAAGGCGGGCTGGCTTGCCCTGGTCGGCGCGCTGGTTCTCGCGATCGCCGCTTTCGGCGCGGTCCAGACCATCCGCCTGGAAGGGCTGAAGGTCTGGCCGCTGTCGATCGAAGGCTGGAAGCCGAAGGCCGAAGCCAGCGAACGCCTGATCGCTGACATCATGATCGCGCAGGATCTGGCTGAAGAAATGGCGCGGTCGCAAAGGCTCGCCCAAGAATCCACTTATCGCGACATCGCAGAAAGGATCGATGACGATGCACAAGCCGACCTGGATGGCAGCCTTCGCGCTGCTGATCGCTTCATCGCTGCTGGCGGCATGCGGGCCGAAGCGGGTCGAAGTGTCCGCTGCAGCGCCGGAACCGCCGCCCGCGATCACCGCGCCGAAGATCCTGCAGGAACCCGTCGAGCGCCCCAGCTGGATGCCGCGCCCAGCGCCCAGCCCGACGCCCAGGCACAGCCCGAAGGCCTTGTCCTGATTTCGCCGGCTGATGTCCGCATCTGCACCGTCAACACCGTTAAGGCCGAAGCGGGTCATCAGCTGGCGACCCAGCTGCAGGAAGCCAGCGCGGCGAAGGCGGATTGAACCGATGAACGCCCAGGGCGCGCCCGAAGACATCCCCGCCGATCTGGCGACGCTTATCCGCATCGGCACCGTTACCGCGGTCGACCTGGCAGCCGCGCGCTGCCGCGTCCGCTATGGCGACCCCGATGACGATGACCCAGGCGAAACCCCGATGATTCGCTGGCTGACCCCGCGCGCCGGCCAGACCCGCGTCTGGTCGCCGCCAAGCGTCGGCGAACAGGTCATTCTGCTGTCGCCCGATGGCCAGATCGGCGGGGCTGTCGCGCTTTGCGGGCTGGTCCAGAACGCCTTCCCGCCGCTGGGCTCGACGCTGGCCGAAGCGATCGAATTCGCCGATGGCGCGCGCCTCACCTATGACCCCGAAGCCAGCGCGCTGACTGCGATCTTGCCAGCAGGCGCGACCGCCGAAATCGAAGCGCCTGGCGGCATCACCCTGCGCGGGCCGGTCATGATCGAAGGCGATGTCACCATCCAGGGCGCGGTCGATGTCAGCCAGACCGTGACCGCCGCGACCGATGTCGTCGCCGATGGCATCAGCCTGGTCGACCATATTCATGGCAGCGTCCAGGCCGGCAGCGCGAAGACCGCCAAGCCCGAATAGAGCCTGCGCGGGCGGGTCGAAGCCCCTTTCACCCGCCCGCCATCTGGCCTTTCGCGCGCGAAGAACGATTGCTGGCCGCATGATCGGCATCAGCAACACCACGGGCAAGGCCTTGTCGGGCGACGCGCATCTGGCGCAGTCGATCGCTGACATCCTCACCACGCCGCTGGGCAGCCGCGTCATGCGCCGCGACTATGGTTCGCTGCTGTTCGAACTGATTGATCGCCCCATCAATGGCGCAATTCGCATGCTGATGCATGCCGCAACCGCGATTGCGCTGCGCCGCTGGGAACCCCGCCTGCAGCTAACCCGCGTCGTCCTAGCTGGCGAGCCCCAGACCGGCCAGCTGACCATCCGCATCGAAGGCCGGCGCGCTGACCTGCCCGAAGCCAACCGCCTGCAGACCCTGACCATCCCGATCGACTTGAACCAGGGCCGCGCCAGCGCGCCCCTTAGCTGAAGGAACCAACGCAATGGCTTTTCATCATGGCCTGACCATCACCGAAAGCGCCAGCGGGCCGCGCGCGCTGAACGCCCTGTCGAATTCGGTCATCGGTCTGATCGCGACCGCGACCGCGCCCGCCGGCGAGGCCACCACCGCGCTGAACGAAGCCTTTCCGCTGAACGAACCCGTCCTGATCACCGGCGGCGTCGACATCGCTGCAGGCAACGCTGGCACCGGCGGCACCCTGGCCGATGCGCTGACCGCGATCGGCGACCAGGCCAGCCCGATCATCGTCGTCGTCCGCGTCGCTGAAGGTGAAGACCAGGCCGGAACCGATGACAATGTCATCGGCGGCGTCACCGGCGGCAGCTATACCGGCCTGCAGGCGCTGCTTGCCGCGCAGGCCAAGCTGGGCGTGAAGCCGACCATCATCGGCGCGCCTGGGCTCGACAGCCAGCCTGTCGTCGAAGAAATGGTCAGCGTCGCGAAGAAGCTGCGCGGCTTCGTCTATGCCGGCGCGAAGAAGGCCGATGGCTTCACCCCTGCCGAAACCGAAGCCGAGGCGATCACCTATCGCGAGGAATTCGCCCACCGCGAACTGATGATCATCTGGCCGGATACGGCAAAGGGCGGCGGCGACATCATCGCCCGCGCGCTGGGGCTGCGCGCCCAGATCGATGAAGCGATCGGATGGCACAAGACCATTTCGAACGTCACCCTGGGCGGCGTGACCGGCCTGTCGCATGATGTCCACTTCGACCTGGTCGACCCGTCGACGCCGGCGGGCGTCCTGAACGCCGCCCAAGTGACCACCATCATTCGCCAGGGCGGGTTCCGCCTCTGGGGGAACCGCACCTGCGCCGATGACCAGAACCCCGCCTTCGCCTTCGAAAGCGCGGTTCGCACCAGTCACGCGCTGCAGGAAACCATCGAACAGATTGTCGCCCCCTTCATCGACCAGCCCATGACCATCGGGCTGATCAAGGATCTTCTGGAAACCGGCAACGCGCGATTCCGCCAGCTGGTCGCCGAAGGCCGGCTGATCGGCGCGCAGATGTTCTTCGACGAAGATCTGAACAGCGCGCAGGAACTGGCGCAGGGGCGCCCGAAGTTCCGCATCCAGTTCACGCCGGTCGCGCCGCTGGAAAACCCGAACGTCGATCTGGTCATCACCGATTTCTATTATTCCGGCTTCGTCGACCAGCTGATCTGACCGCCGCCCGCCGGCGCGCCGCCTGACACCCGAACCCCGCGAAAGGAACCTGCGAAATGGGCATCCCGAAGAAGCTGAAGAACATGAACATCCACGTCGACGGGCAGGGCTACCTGGGCCGCGCGATGGAGTTCGAAGAACCGAACCTGGCGCTGGCGACCGAAGACTATCGCGGCGGCGGGATGATCGGGTCGGTCAAGATCGACCTGGGCCTGGAACCTATGGAAGCGAAGCTGAAGATGGGCGGGCATGAAGCCGCCCTGATCCGCAAGTTCGGGACCACCCGCGTCGATGGCGTCCGCGTTCGCCTGACGGGCGCCTATCAGGCCGACGATGGCACCCCGCCCGAAGCGGTCGAATGCTACCTGGGCGGGCGCTTCACCGAAATCACACCTGGCACTTCGAAGCCTGGCGATGACACCGAACAGGAATTCACGGTCGCGCTTTCCTACTACCGGCGGGAGGTCAATGGCCGCACCGAAGTCGAAATCGACATGATCGCGGGCCGCTTCCTGGTCGATGGCATCGATCGCTATGCGGAAATCATGGCCATCATCAGCAGCTGATCTTCGCTTCGGCGGGCGGGCCTATGCGGGGCAGTCCAACGCCGAACGGGCTGGCTGGGATGCGCACCCGCTGACCGGCCAGCCCACCCTTCAGCCCCGCGACCGACCAGGAAAGACCCCGCACCATGACCGAAACCGCCGCCCCCACCGCCAGCAAGGCGAACCCCTTCGAAACCGTCGAACTGGTCGAGCCGATCACCCGCGGCGACAGCACCATCGACAAGCTGACCCTTCGCAAGCCCAAGGCGGGCGAACTGCGCGGGCTGACCCTGTCGGATGTCATCGGGCTGGAAATCGGCGCCATCCTGAAGCTGATTCCGCGCATCAGCGAACCGGCGCTGACCGACCATGAATGTCAGAATCTTGACCCTGCCGACCTGACCGAAATCGGCGGAACCATTCGCGGTTTTTTTATGACGCGGGCGGAACGGCAGATGCTCGACGCGATGATCGCGGAGCAACAGCCGAAGACCTGATGGCCGACATCGCCGCCATCTTTCACTGGCCGCTGTCTGAACTGCAGGCGCTGTCGATCGATGACCTGACCGCCTGGCATCGCCGCGCGGTCGAATGGTGGAACCGCCACCAGGCAAGGAAGGACTAGACCAGCGATGTCGAACAAGCTGTCGCTTATCGTCAACTTCCTGGGCGTCGATCGGATGTCGGGCGCGCTGCGCTCGATCATCGGGCTGGGTCGCCAGGGCGGTCGGTCGCTGGGCGAGATGCGCGCGGAAGGGCGCCGGCTTGAAGCCCAGCTGCGCGCGGTCAGGCGGGAAATCGCCGAAGGCACCGGCGACATCGAAGAACTGACCCAGCGCGAACGCGAACTTCGCGAGGCGATGGCGGGCGTCAATGACGAAATGCGCCGCCGCGCCCGCGAAAACGCGATCAACGCGCGCCGCCAGCAGGATCTGGCGAACGCCCAGGCGCTGCAGGACAAGGGCAAGGACAACATGACCCAGGGCGCCGCGCTGGCGGCGCCGCTTATCCTGGCGACGAAGGCCGCGGCTGACTTTTCCAGCGGGATGGTCGACATCCAGCAGAAGGCCGGCCTGACCAACGCCCAGACCGAACGCCTGGCGCAGAACATCCTGACCCTGTCGAACCGCGCGCGCCAGATGCCCGAAGACATGCGCGCGGGGCTCGACCTGCTGCTGTCGAAGGGAATGGCGCTGGATGCCGCCCAGGCCGCGATCGGGCCGGCGGGTCGCATCGCCACCGCCTACAAGGTCGAAATCCCCGACGCCGCCGGCGCCGCCTATGCCGCGATCAATAACCTGAAGGTTCCGGCCAGCCAGACCGCGCGCATTCTCGACATGATGGCAGCAGCTGGGAACGAAGGCGCCTTCGAAGTCCGCAACATGGCGCGGCACTTCCCCGCCCTGACCGCGCAAATGCAGGCGCTGGGCGAGGTCGGCGCGCCTGCTGTTGCCGATCTGTCGGCGGCGCTGCAGGTCGCCATGAACACCGCCGGCAGCGAAGACGAAGCGGCGAACAACATCCAGAACCTGCTGGCGAAGATCAATGCGCCTGGCACCATCGCCGCCTTCAAGAAGAACTTCGGCGTCGACCTGCCGGCCGCGATGGCGAAGCTGACCGCCGAAGGCTATTCGTCGCTCGAAGCGATCGCGCTGATCACCCAGAAGGCCACCGGCGGCGACATGAAGCGCCTGGGCTTCGCCTTCGAAGACCAGCAGGCCCGCATGGGCATCATGGCGCTAATCCAGAACCTGCAGGAATATCGCCGAGTCCGCGAAGCCGCGATGAATTCGGGCGGCACGGTCGACAAGGCCTTCGCCCAGCGCACGGCGCGCGACGCGACCGTCAACTGGCGCGCCTTCCTCGCCAGCGCCAGCGCGCTCGCCATCACGCTGGGAACCACCCTTCTGCCGGTCGCAACCGAAGCGATGAACATGATCGGCGGTCTGGCGAACAGCGTCACCGCCTGGGCGCAGGCAAACCCTGCAGCCGCGGCGACGCTCGTCAAAGCGGTCGCCGCCCTGGCGGTCTTCAAGATCGGGCTGGGCGCGGCGCAGTTCGCGATCGGCGGTTTCATGAAGCCGCTGGCGAACCTGAACGCCTTCATCGCCCGCATCGGGGGCTGGAAGCATGTCCTGGGGACCGCGAAGGTCGGGTTCGACATGCTGCGCGTCGGCATCATGTTTCTGGCGAAGGGCGTTCTGCGCGCCGGCGTCATGATGATGGCGAACCCGATCGTTCTCGCAATCACCCTGATCGTCGTCGCGATCGCGGGCGCCGCCTATCTGATCTATACCCATTGGGACACCATCAAGGCGGCGTTCTGGTCGGCGGTCGCCGCGGTCGGCGGCGCCCTGGGGCGCATCTGGCAGGTCATCCAGTCAGCCTTCAGCGCCTGGGTCGGGCTTCATGTTCGCGCGATCGAAATCGGGAAGAACATCATTTCCGGCCTGGTCAGCGGCATCATGTCAGCGCCAGGGCGGGTCTGGGCGGCGCTGAAAAGCATCGTCATGGGCGCCATCGGGAACGTGAAAGGGCTGCTGGGCATCAAGTCCCCTTCGCGGGTCTTCATGGCGATCGGCGCCCACACCGGCGAAGGGATGGCCATCGGCATCGATCGCCAGCGCAAGCGGGTCGCTGGGGCAGCTGGCGGGCTCGCGAAGGGCGCAGCTGCAGCTGGCGCGCTCGCCCTCGCCCCGACCGCGCTGGCAGCCCAGCCCGCTGGCGGGATGGGCGCAGGCGGAGCAAGCGCCGCGCCGATCACCATCAACATCTATCAGCAGCCAGGCGAAGACATGACCGAACTGGCGCGCCGCGTCGGCGAAGAACTGAAGCGCGCTCAGGCCGGCGCCGCGCGCCGAAGCTATGAGGATTCGAACTGATGGCCAGCAGCCCGCGCGAACTCATGACGCTGGGGATGTTCATCTTCGGGATGGAAAGCGCCCCCTATCAGGAGCTGCAGCGCGAACGCGAATGGCGCTTCGCGACCAGCGAAAGGCACGGCGCGCGCGATGTCGCGCAGTTCATCGGGCCTGGCGGCGAGCGCATCAGCCTTAGCGGGCTGCTGGTCCCTGAATTGGGCGCGCGCTATTCGTCGATCGCGACGCTGGCGGCGATGGCCGACACCGGCGACGCCTATCCCCTGATCGATGGCGGCGGGCTGATCTTCGGGCATTATCGCATCACCCGCATCGACGAATCGCATCAGACTATCATGGCGGGCGGCATCCCGCGCCAGGTCGGGTTCCGCATCGAACTGGAACGCGACGCGGATGAAGTCGGGCAGACCGTCCGGTCGGGTCGGGTCGCCCTGCCATGACCGCGCGCAAGGCGGCAATCCAGCTGGCGCTGGAAGGCGGCGCTGACCTGGCCGACAAAGTCAATCCGCGGCTTGTCAGCCTGTCGCTGACCGAAAAGCGCGAAGGCGAAGCCGACGAATTCGACGTTCGCCTGCAGAATGCCGATGGCCTGCTGCAGATCCCCGAACCTGGCGCGGTCCTGACCCTGGCAATGGGCTGGACATCGGGCGACGATGTTCCGATCGGCATGGTCGCGAAAGGCCGCTTCACGGTCGACGAAGTCGGTCAGGAAGGGCCGCCCGATGTCGTCACCTTCAAAGGCCGGTCGGCAGACATGACCGGCCAGCTGCGCCAGCGGCGAACGAAGACCTGGCGCGATACCACCCTGGGCAGCATCCTGGGCGAGATTGCCGCGCGGCACGGGCGCAGCGCGCGGGTCGAAAGCGGGCTGGCGAACCTGGCGATCGCGGCGATCGAACAGGAAGGCAAAAGCGACCTGGCCTTCGTCGCCGATCTGGGCCGACGCTATGACGCGGTCGCGACCTGGAAGGATGGCAGGCTGCTGTTCCTGCCGATCGGCGCGGCGGCGACCGCCAGCGGCCAGCCTCTTGCCACCCTGACCCTGACAAAGCGCGATGTCGGTCGCTGGACCTTTAGCCAGGCCGAGCGCGATCGGCATGACGGGGCCGAAGCGCAATGGCAGGACCAGGATGAAGGCCGGCGCAAGACCGTGTCGACCGGCGGCGACAATCGGCGCAGGCTGAAGCGGGTCTATGCCAGCGAAGACGAAGCGCGCCAGGCTGCCGAGGCTGCAAAGAGCCGCGCCGCCCGCGCGCCCTATCGCTTCACCTGCGATCTGGCGATCGGCGACCCTGCGCTTCAGCCCGACATGAAGGTCGCGCTGCTGGGCTGGGGCGCGAAGATCGATGGCATCGCCTGGCTGGTCGAAAGCGTCCGAACCGACTTCGGCGCCCAAGGCCTGCGCCAGTCGATCGAACTGGAAAGCGCCTAGCCAGCACCGATTCCCTTCCTGTTCCGTTCCTGTTATGCTCGCGAAAAGGGACACACAAAGTGGCGCAACAATCGACAATCGAATGGACCGACCTGACCTGGAATCCAGTCGTCGGCTGCAGCATCGAAAGTTCGGGCTGCACCAACTGCTACGCGATGCGGATGGCCGCGCGCCTGCAGGCGATGGGCAGCCCGAAATATGAAGGCCTGACCCGCAAGACGAAGCGCGGCGCGGTCTGGACCGACAAGGTCCGCTGCGATGAAGCGTCGGTCGAAATCCCTTTGACCTGGAAGAAGCCCAGGCGGGTCTTCGTCAATTCGATGTCCGACCTGTTTCATGCCGATGTCCCCGAAGCCTTCGTCGCTCGCATCTGGGATGTCATGCGCCGGACCCCCCAGCACCATTATCAGATCCTGACGAAGCGCCCCGCGCGGATGGCCGAAATCCTGCAGCGCATCGCGCCCGAGCCCCTGCCGAATGTCTGGCTGGGGACCAGCGTCGAAGGGCCGAAGGTCATGGAACGCATCGACCACCTTCGCGAAGTTCCGGCCAGCATCCGCTTCATTTCCTTCGAACCGCTGATCGCGGCGCTTCCCGATCTGGACCTGGCCGGCATTGATTGGGCCATCGTCGGGGGCGAGAGCGGGCCCCGCGCTCGCCCGATGGAAGAAGCCTGGGTCGAAGACATCCTGGACAGCTGCCTGGCGGCGGGAACCGCGTTTTTCTTCAAGCAATGGGGCGGCGTGAACAAGAAGAAGACTGGCCGGCTGCTGAAGGGCCGCACCTATGACGAAATGCCAGCCCTATAGGGATGAAATTCCTAGCTTGTAGCGCCTGATCACGCCGGTCGCGATCCGATCAATTAGGGCGATCGCGGGCGGCGAAGGCGAATTGCTCATGCAATACAGCAGGAAGAAGTCGTCCATCGTGCCGACCCGAAGGGGCAGCGGTTCCGATACATATCTGAACAGCCCCTGCAGGCATTGCCGATGGAACGCCGCGACTTCGGTCTTCGACGCGGTCCTGCCGGCGGGACCATCGATCAATCCCAGCAGATTATCGGTAGCGGGGGGCTTATAGAATTCGCTCACCCAGTCCGCTGTTCCGAACACTTCGGCAAGGCTCGCCTGTTTGCTCGCATCGATCTTTTCATAGCGATGGGCCAGCTGGCGCAGCGCGCCGCTTAGATTGGCCAGGAACCAGACATCAGCCTTCCCGCATGCCGCCAGGGCGCGCAGGGTTTCCCATTGCACCGCCAGACCATAGGGGTCGAGAAAGACCAGCGCGCGCGGACCGCCCAGGCTGAAGCCCGATCGGGTCCAAAGGGGCTTGCGAAATTCATCCTGGATGAACTGGTTTCCATCCCCTTCGAAGACGCTCGCGTCGCGGTCTGGGTATCGCTCGACCAGGCGCCGAAGCGAAGCGGCATGGTCGGGCTTGATGTCGCCGAAGCGGTAATGGTGGAAGGGCGGCTGCAGGCTTAACGCGCGCGCCGCGCTGCCAGGGAATTCCTGTTCGATCACGCTGGCGGGCTCCAGGTCGAAGAACGCGCCGACCTTCGTCTTCACCGTCCGCGTCCCTGTTCCCGCGAAGGGGTCAAAATACCAAAGGTCGAACTTCTGCTGGATCGATTGGATGAACCCGACGCTATAGGCCTGAAGCGCCGCCAGCTTCACTTCGGTCCAGTCGCCACCGAACGAATGTTCGGCCAGCTGCCCCCCTGTTTCCACCGCTTGCTATGCCCCTTCGATTGTCACTGTGTCAGCATCGCCGAACATCGCTTCATGCGGGCCGACGCCCAGCTTCATTTCGCCGATCGCGCAGGTCTTCGGGTCGATCTGACCGACCGCGGTCATCATTTCAGGGCCAGCGCCGCGGTCGATCTTGAACCGGAAGGCGGCAACCCGCCGCCCCTCGCCATCGGCATCGCGAACGCTGAAGTCTTCGAAGCTGAAGCTGGGCCAGAACTTTGGGTCGACGCCAGACCGAACGCGGTCGGTCAGCTTCGAAAGGAAGTCTGGGTCGACCGATCGGCAGATGTCGACCGGCTGTTCGCGCCAAAGGTCCACTTTGCGGATGTCGAAGGTGTCAGGCGATGGCGCTGGGGCTGGGCTTTCCTCGCCAGAAGAACAGGCGGTCAGCGCCAACAACAGGGGGACGATGGCTTTCTTCATACTTTCCGAACGATAGCGACCACCCGCCCGATTAGGAACAGTTCATCGTCGACCGCGCGGTCTTCAGGGACAGCTGGGTTATCGGAGAGGATGGCGACGCTGCCATCGGGGCGCGGGCGCAGGCGCTTGACCATCCCGACCCCGCCGAAGCTGAACGCCCAGATCTGGTCGGCGACGCGAATCGTGTCGACGCTGCGATCTATCAGCATCTGGTCATTCGAACCGATGGTCGGCGCCATGCTGTCGCCCAGACCATCGGCGATCACCAGGTTTTCCGCCTGCGCTTTCGTGTAGCGCCGGATGAAGGAGAGCGGGAAGGGCTCGCTGCGAACGGTCGCGTCGAAGTCGTCAAGGAAGGTTCCGCCCATCCCATAAGCCAGATCGATGACAGGGATTTCGATGATCCGGTCATCGACCGACGCGCGCGGCGCGATCGGCGCGCTGGCCATTGACGGGTCATCGGTTTCGCCCAGCAGGAATTCTTCGCTGGTCTGAAGATGGCGCGCGATTTCCCGAAGATGTTTCGAGGTTTGGGCGTTGCCGCTGACCAGCTTCCAGACCGTCTGTTGCGACACCCCGATGCGGCGCGCCAGTTCAGCCTGCGACCAGTCCAGGTCGCGCAGCCTGCCTTCGATTCGGTCCCCGATGCCCATCCCGAAGGGATAGGGCCGAAACGGGAACGGGGCGCGTAAACTTTGGGTGTTGACCATAACAACCTTGGTTGTTATCTGAAGGTCATGAACAAACTTCTAACGCCCTTCGAAGCCCTGACCCTCGCGGTCGACAAGGCCGGTTCGCAGGCTGAAATCGCGCGCATCGCCGAAGTCAGCCCGACCGCTGTCTGGAAATGGGTCCAGTCTTCGAAGCGGGTTCCCGCCGAATTCGTCCTGAAGATCGAAGCGGCGACCGGCGTGTCGCGGCATGATCTGCGCCCCGACATCTATCCGCGCGAAACGATGGTCGACCAGCGCGCGGGCTCGCGCCTGTTCGGCATCGATCGCGCTGTCGGGTCGTGCCAGCAACGGAGCGCGCAAGCATGACCATCCCCCAGCCCTTTGCCCCCTCGCGCCCGATGGTCGAAGCGAAGCTGCAGTTCCGGCTGCAGCCTGGCGGTCGCAAGGCTGGCGCGAACTGTTTCATGCTTTGCCCGAAATGCGATGCGCCCGCGTTCATCCGCCGGTCGGAGCGCATGAGCGAAACTGTCACCCAGATGACCTGCCATTGCACCGATTCCGCATGCGGTCACATTTTCCGCGCCGACATCGTCTTCGTTCACACCCTGGTCGAAGGGAACATCGACCGGCCTGATCTGAACCTGCCGGTCTGTCCGCGCGACCAGCTGGTCCACGTTCGCCCGCCGGCCAGCGAAGCCGACGAAGACCAGCCCACATTCTTCGAAGACCCGCCCAGCACCGGCTGA